AGGCTAAACGCCAACAGGCAATAGAATACTACAAACACATAGCACACGCAACAATGCTTTGTCAATCTGCTTTGCATTCCTTAGATGATGTGTCGGATAACATGTTTCACAAGCGAGAAATTAAGCAAACTATAAATGCTTTTATTACAGGAGTTGAAAGATTTGCATCTACATTTGTAGAGAATAATAATGAAACAATGGCTCAGACATACTCAAATGTTATAAAACAAATTGATGAGTTCAAAGAAAACATTAATATTGAGATACAATGAAAAAGGACAACAAGAACCGAAACCGTTGGATGATAGCGATAGCGTTTGACATTGATAGGTGGAAGAGACGAGAGAATAGAAAAGGAGTAATTAACGTAGGTAGATTAATTAGAAAAGCATATTATAATAAATACGATGACAACAATTAAAGAACAAATAGAAGAGTTAAAAGGTATGTTAACGGGCGACCTCTTTCAGGACGGGGATTTGATGCAAAAGATATACGAGTTGAAAAAGCAGCTTAATCCCGAAATAGAAACCAATCCCGAAGCGGATGAAGATGAAGACGGGTGTCTCTATTGTGGGAGCTAAAATTTAAGTTATGACAGCAAAAAGGAAAGCAGAAGAATTAACACATAAGTTTTATGAAATAGAAAATGATTCACAATATTTTGGAGTTAATTGGAAGATTGCTAAACAATGTGCAATTATTGCAGTTGATGAGGTGTTGAATACAAAGGCTTTAAAAGTCAGAAGTTGTGGATTTGTAAAATTATGCGAACAACACAAAGAATATTGGCAAGAAGTTAAACAAGAAATAGAAAAATTATGAGTAAGATTGAGTTAATATCAGTATACGGTAACGATGCGACAGTTTGCGATGCGGCACGAGTTTCGTTTGATAAGAAAGCAAGTAACTATTCAGATGAACAGAATAGTAGGTTGATAAACTATTTAGTGAAGCACAAACACACATCAGTGTTTAGACATCCACAACTAACGTTTAGAATAAAAGTACCTATCTATGTTGAGAGACAATTGTTTAAACACCAAGTTGGGATGAGTGCCAATAGTATAAGCGGTCGTTACGTTGACTTCTCTGACACCTACACACTTATAAGCGAATGGAGGGAGCAAAGCAAAGATAGTAAACAAGGCAGTGCAGGAGCTTTACCATACGATACACAAGAGAAATGTAATGAGATTGAATACAATGTTAAAGAGGCTTGTCAGAATGCGTATAAACAATTAATTAGTTTGGGGGTATCAAAAGAACAGGCACGAACTATTTTACCCTTGAATCTTAACACTACTTTTTTGTGGACAGGTTCACTGCTATCGTTTATACACGTGTTCAATCTTAGACTTAAAGCAGACGCACAGCAAGAAACACGTGAAGTTGTTGCAGAAATGTTACGACTATTAAAAGAAAACGGTAACTTTGCAGAGTCATTAAAAGCGTTTGAATTATAACGGTTGGGTATAAAAGCAGTGCGAATTTTAAAAATAAATATAATATGGAAGAATTAGTAAATTGCCCTCTTTGTGGGAGGGAGGAAGAATACGGACAAATGTACGAATATAGAGGTGCATTAGCTTGTTGTGATTGCATTGAAGAAGCAAGGGAAAAAAGAGATGTTGAACGTGCTGAAATAATCGAAGAGCAAAAACATAAAACAGACCGATTTAAAGGAATTGATTTAAGTGATAGCACAATTGGAAAAGCTAACCGCCAAATATTGAAAGCGGATATTGAGGTGGCAAAAAAAGAGGGCAAACGATTACGTGATTACGAAGGTAGGGACTAAGCATTGCTTTTATACCATGTTAGCAAATCGTTTTAATGTTTGCTAACGCGCATATACACGCAATGCGTATATTAATTATAAATTATTAAATTTGAATTATGAAAATTAAAGTTAGTACAAGAGTAGTATTCATATTCAAGGATCATGTTGTTAAAGTACCCATATCATTACGTGGGTACTTGCAATGCATACAAGAGCGCAACGTGTGGGAAAAGTACAAACATTTAGATTTGTTAGGTGAGTTGTATAGTTATAAGCGTGGAATCATTAAAATGAAACGTTACGACCCTATACCATACGTGGACTATAACGACATAGCAAACGTTAAAGAATCGATTGAAGAGCTTAATATTGATAATTGTGACCTTTACAATAAAGCGAATTGGGGTCAATTGAATGGTAAACGATACCTAATTGACTACGGAGTAAATGAAGAAATATCTAAAATGTATAATTTATGAATGAGTATTATATTTCCTACGGTCACGTAGAGGGAAGGAGAGTTAAAACAAAAAGAGATTTAGAAGAAATAGTTTTGGCAATACATACCGAATCTAACGCTGGCCGTTGGGTAAAGTTTACAAGTTTTTTAGATAAAGATTTTTGTGTAAAAGCAAGAGAAATTTATAGTGTTGAACCAGTATGAAGTTGAGATGCATAGAAAAATACTTTGCCAATGTAACCTATGGTAAAGTGTACGACGTTGTAAAGCAAGATAAGAGTTACACGTGGATAGTTAACGACAAAGGACAGGAGCAACAATTTGATACAATCGAATCATACTTTGAAGTATTGCCAAAATTAAAAAAAGGTGATAAGGTAAGGTGTTTATACGACAGGTTACCTTTGCACACGCTAAATAAAATCTATGAAGTATTAGACGTTAACGGCGGTATATTTGTAATAACATCTGATTATGGTAAAAATTGTGAAATATGGATAAGTTCTCTCCACTTTGAATTAGTAACCGACAACGCACCAAGCTATTACAATAACGATAACGGAAGCTTGTACTTATTTGCACACCAACACGGACTGAATCCATGGGAGGGAGATATTATCAAAAGAGTGGTGAGATGCAGAAAAAAAGGTAACTTTGTACAAGACTTAGAGAAAACAAAATTTTTAATTGATTTATACATTAAAGAATGGAAAGAGAAATAATCAACTGGGCAAAAGCTCGCTACTTAGACAACCCCGACAATAAGTTTCAACAGCTTGCAAAGGTTATGGAGGAGCTAGGCGAACTATCCTCAGCAATATTAAAGAAAGATATAACCGAGTCAATAGATGCCCTTGGAGATACTTATGTCACACTTGTTATATTAGCACATCAAATGGGTTACTCATTAGAAGATTGTGCCAAAAGAGCGTTTAAGGTAATTGAATATCGTAAAGGAAAAACAATTAACGGAACGTTTATTAAAGAATAATTTGTACCTTTGTTTTATCGTTAAACCTTTGGCAGTATTACGATAATTCAATTTTTAGGGATGTTCTTTGACATCACTTTTGCTTTAAACCCTTGCATCAATTGGTGTAAGGGTTTTTTTGTTATCTTTAACCCCCATGAATCTAACAGAAATAGCAAAGCACCACGACGAATGGGTGCGCATCGTAAAACGGTTCGGAGCTAAGACCGAAGCGGAAGACATCGTACAAGATATGTACATTCGTTTTCACAAGTATGGCAAAGGCCAAGTGATCACCAAATCATTCATATGGATAATGCTGCGTAACATCTTCTTTGACTACTGCAAGCGTGAAAAATCAATGGTCGACATTGACCTTATCGTTGACCTATCCGAAGATGAAAACAACAAAACATATGAGATTGAGTTATACTATCAGAGCGTTGAAGCAGAAATAAAAACATGGGAGTGGTTTGACCAACAATTATTTTTATTATATTTGCGAAGTGGAAAATCAATGCGTGAACTTGAAAAGGAAACAAAGATATCTTTGACCTCGATTTTTCACACTATAAAAAAATGTAAAAGAAAACTTAAAATATGGCAAAAAGAGTATCAAAAGGATTTGGTGATACAGTAGCTAAATTTACCGAAGCAACAGGGATTGATAAAGTAGTTCATTTCATTGCAGGAGAGGATTGTGGATGCGATAAACGTAAAGAGAAACTAAACAAACTATTCCCTTACAAGACTCCCGAATGCCTTACCGAAGTAGAACACGAACAATTAACTTTTTTACTTCCTAAAATGACTGTTAGAGTTAGACCTTCAGAACAGTTGCAATTTTTAGAGGTATACAATAGAGTATTTAAAACGAATGAGCAACCAACTTCATGCGCGTCTTGTTTGAACGATATGCTTCGTAAAATGAAACAAGTATACAACGAATATGATAACGGAGGCGCGTTTTTAGGGTAATTGAATAAACAAAACAAAATCAATGGCTGGAACAGGAGGAGCAAGACCAGGAGCTGGACGTAAACCAAAAGACGAAGAGAATCGAATCAGAGATTTAATGATGCCTTATTCATTAGACGCTATTCAATGCCTTGCTAATATAGTGGTTAGTGATAAATCAAAAGATGCTGATAATTCTTTCCTCCT